CCGCAGGAATGGCTTCGGCGGCGCTGGACGCCGACCGCCGTGGCCAAACTCGACAAGGTGAATATACAGCGAAGGCTGCCGATGCTTGCCGTCGATAAGTGCCCAAACTTTCTTGTCGCTGCCAATAATTGCCGCAACTGAATTACGGCGAACATTGGTAGTGATCTTCATCTTGAGGCTTTTCTTGAGGAGCCCGGTGTCGACCTTGACTGTGGACTTGGCTTTCCGCAGCATCGGGCGCGCCGCTTTCGTCATGGCGAGCCGCATTGATCCTGTCGTCAGGCGCTGGAGTGCGATGGCGTTTGCCTTTGCCTGTGCCAGGCCCTCGACCCTGACGGCGGTGATGAATGATCGATTGGCCATGTCAGTCGGTCCTCGCTTCGGCCACGATTTCGATCCGCTCCGGGCGACCTGCCGGAATGAAGAAGACTTCGAGCGCGTTATAGGCGCGCCCGTTCCAAATGACGCCGTCGCCACTGCCCACGTCGCGCACATTGGGCGACCAGCGGAAGGCGAACCGCATCCGGTTTTTGCCGACGAGCTGGCTGGCTTCCACCCGTTCCTCCGCCTGGACGTTTTTCGCCTCGGCGGCCACGTCCGCCAGATTGACCCACGTTTGAATCGGACTGCCGATGGGATCGGTCGTGGTGACGAACCGTTGAAGCAGAATCCGCGTGTCATATTTGTGGAATCGCGTCACAGGTTGGTCCCTCCCCATGGCACGCGGTAGGGCGCCAGCAGGGCCTCGACGCCGCGCGGCACGGCATAGAGCGGCACCGTGTCAGCCACGATTCGATTCTCGTAGTAATGCGCGGCCAGCATCTTGATGGCGATGCGCAGGTCATCCGGCACGTTGTTGGGCAGCTCGCCGTAGCCGGACCAGTAAGTCATCCGCCAGAGGGCATCAGTGGCATGTCCGGGATCATCGAGATCTCCGGGATCTTCCAGCAGCCAGATGCGGCCAGGCTCCGTCATGATCCGGCTGCCGTAATCGGTCGAGGCCGTCCACGCCTGGGTGCTGTTCCGATATTCGACCGAGATGACCTCGATGATTCGCGGACGCGGGATATCGAACGCGCGGCCAGCGGACCAGTTGCCAGTCAATTCCGCCTGCCATTGCTGCCGGATAATTGCCCGGCGGGTCGTGCTTTCGACATGGGCTCGTGCGCCTTTGATGCAGGCGGAAATGATCGAATCTTCCAAGTGATGTTCCACGCGGAGGTGCGCGCGCATCTCACCCAGCGACACAGGCTCATGCACCGGGTCGATAAGTCGCTGGATGGCGCCGAATTGCATTTGGTGAACGTGTCCCCGGCAGGGCAACCACTAGCCTCCTGCCGGGGACTGATGTGCTGTTCCCCCACGACCGCATCCCCTGCGGCCGCGAACTTGTCTCACTTCTGTTCGTGCGGCTTTGGCGGCGGCGTCTTGGCCGCCTTGGCGACCTGTGCGCTTTCCTTCTTCACGCGGTCCGCCTCCGCTTTGGCAAGTTCAGCCTCAGCCTCCGCCGACTTGGCGAGCGCCTCGGCATCCTCCGCGGCCTTCTTCGCGCTTTCCTCAGCCGCCTTCGCCTGGTTTTCGAGCGCCTCGGCGTAGGCCTCCGGGTCAACAAGCCTCCCGCTGGCGAATGCCTGGGCGAGGTCCTTTTGCATGACCTCGACCGTCTCGCCGGCCTTCACCGGCTCCGGCTGTCCGCGCACGAATACGTCATCAGTTGCAAGCAGTTTCATAAGTCAGTTTTTTCTTTTTGGTTTTTGAGCATCCGTTAGGTGGTGAGCGCGTCCTTCATCGCGGCGAAGCTGGCGGGCCGTTGAACGACCGCGTCATAGAATGCCGTGACCACGAGGGTGACGAGACCGGCGATGGCGTTGGCTTTATCGACCACCCGCTTGACATCGAACCCGCCCCACTGCGCCAGGATCAAGTCTTCGAAATTTCCGAAGATGATTGCGGAACAGACGGCGCCCGAGGCGCCCTTGACGAGAGTGCTCGGCACCGCGGTTGTCACTCCGGTTCGATAGCCGTTGAGCGGCGTATCCGGCGATTGCCGGTCCCAGATCATCTGGCTGTCGGTCGATGCGACAACGGGAGTTTTCTTGAGTTTCCCCCGCACCTTCGGATTCGTGAGATAGGCGATGCGTCCCACGTCGGCGTCCGCGATGGCCACCGCGGTTTCAAGGTCGACGATGTCCGCCCAATCGGGCACGGCGCCGCCGACTCCACCCTCGACGCTCCCAATGCCGGTTGTTTGCAGAATTCCCGTCGGCTGATTCGATGCGCCCGATCCATTGATTGCCATCTTGTCGATCCGCACGGCGGCTTTCCGCAACAGGTGGTTGCGCATGAATTCCTCCACCGAGCGATTGCCCTGGGTGAGGAGTTGCTCGCTGATGTCGACGTAGACCGGCAGTCGTTTCGGGCTGAGCGTCACGCTTCCCGTTGCGCTGGTCACTTCGTCGGCGGCAACGTTCTCCGCCTTTTCCGTCTGTTCCGTCGTATCCGCGAATGTCGGGATGAGGATATTGCCCTGGAGCCCGGTCAGGACCGAGGCGCCAAGCTCACGCAGAATGACGCGGGAGAGAAGCGGCGTAACCCAATCCACCGCGACAGTGGTGGCAATCGTCTGGCCGCCCTCGTTCGTTCCGGTTGCGGTCTGATCGGCGCGGAACCGTTTGACGTGCATGGCTGCGGACGGGATTGCCCACTGGCCGACGGCGACGCCGGACTCGCGCGCTTCCTTCTGCGCGACTGTGACCATCTCGCGTTCGAGGCCCTCCAGCGGCTCGCCACGGGCGGCGGCCAGAAAGACCTTGCCGAAGGAATAGTTTTCAAGATCGCGTTCCTCGCTGCGGGTGACGCCCGGCAGGATGCGATCCTCGGGATTGACGCTGGCGAGATATTCGGACCGCTCGATGGCGTCCTTGATTTGCTTTTCAGAATGTTTCAGCGCGTCGAACTCCGTCGTCAGCGCATCGTATTTCGTTTGGCTTTCGGTCGAGAGACCCCCATCACCGGCGGAATCAAGCAGCGTTTCCTGTTCCTTGATGATGGCGGCCATGCGGTCCCGAATCCTCTTGAGCTTCTCTTTCATGGTCGTCTGGTTTGGTTTTTGGTTTCAGTTACGCCGCTTCGATTGCTCGACGGTTTGTCGCCAATCGGAGTCGGAGAGTGTTCATGCGGGCACGGCGGGCGGCCTTTTCCTCGGCGGAATCCGCGGGCTCGGAGGCGGCGGTTTTCGCTTCCTCCACCCGGTCGCAGAATCCTTTCGCCATGGCGTCCTTCGCGGTCAGCCAGGTGGAGTTACTCATGAGGGCCTCGACTGCCTTTTCAGCCTGCCCGGTGCGAGCGGTGTAGGTCTCGACGAGCGTGCCTTTGACGGTATCGAGCACCTCCGCTTCTCGCAGCATGTCCTCGGCCGTGCCGATGCAGAAGCTATGCGGATCATGCACCATCATCATGGCGTTCGCCTCCATCACGATCTCATCGCCGGCCATGGCCACGATTGACGCGATGCTGGCGGCGATGCCGTCGACGATGACAGTCACCTGTCCCTCGTGCCGCTTGAGCGCGTTGTGGATCGCATTGCCATCGAAAACAGATCCCCCAGGCGAATTGATTCGAACCGTGATGTCATCCGATGCGCGGTCCTTGAGCCACGCATGGATATCGCCCGGGAGAATGCCCTTTCCGGTGAACCAGTCCTCGCCGATCTGGTCATAGATCAGCAGCTCGTTGTCCTGCGGCTTGGCCTTCGCCTCCAGGCGCGCGGCGGCCTCCGTCCAACGTCCGCGGATGTCCGCGAATCGCTGCCGGAACATTTCCTGCCGCGCCTCGATTTCCTCAATCGACGGCGGAGACGATGCGCTGACGACCTTGACTTGTTTCCGTTTCATGACCGTTCAATCGGTTGGTTGGTTTGCCGCCCGGCTCCGGCGGTATCGGTTCCATTTCTTCGTCGGACTGCTCCGGCGGCTGCGTCCCATCTCCCATGTTCAGCGGACGGAGCGGCAGATCGAGCCCGTCAATCGGGTCCATGTCCTCCAGTTCGCGGACTTCGTTTCGCGTCAGCCAGCCGTCGAGAATCCCGCGGCTGTAAAAACTCGCCCGGCTCGCCGCATCCCCGCGCATGAGGCCGTTGAGATTATGCTTGAGGTAGAAGCGACCGCGTTCCTCGGGCGTAAGCAGCGCGCCCATCATCGCCTCTTCCCACTGCTTGCAGATCGGCATGATCGTATCCTGCGCGAATTGGATTTGCTGGTGTTCGATGTTACTGAACGTCGCCTTATCAAGTATGGCCACCTTGTGCGGCGGCACGCCGAAGAGCTTGCAGATTTCGACCGACTGGCGGGCGCGGCTTTCGTCGAACTGGCTCGATTCGTTATCCGTCCGCAGGCTGGAAAAGTTCGCCGCCTTCATCGCACCCAGGACGAGCGTCCGGTAGGCGTTCTCAGTGCCGCCGTAATTTTCCTCGATCTGTGTGCGCATGGCCGCCACCTGCGGCTCTGTCAGCGGCGCTTCGGATGTGAGGATGAGTCCCGGCCGCGATGAATTGCCAAAAAACCGGGCGGCATTTTCTTCGAGCGCCGCCGCCAGGCCGATTGTCTCCCGCGCGCAGGCGACGAGGCTGGCGCCCACGACGCCGTTAAATGACAGCCCCCGCATGTGAAGCATGTCGAAAAACGGGACTGTCCGCGTCGGCTCGTCATCGTGGGATGTGACGACGAATTGCAGCCCGCCGGCCCTGTTTCGCTCAATCGTGACGAAGCCCGGGTGGATCGGCCAGAGTTCCCGCGGCCGGCCGGCGCGGTCCCGCACGATCCGGGCGAAGGCATTCCCGTGGAGCGTAAAGTTCGCCGCCATCGCCCCGCGAAAGTCGGACGGCGTCATCTCCGGGTTTGGCCGGTAAACGAGCACATCGTAGAGCGGGTGCGTCTTCGCCTCCTCGCGGCGGCGGTTCCGCCCGGTGCCGGTGGCCTCGAACAGCTTCAGCGGTATCGTGGAGATGGTCCTCTCCAGCAATGACACGCAGGCGTAAACGGTCGCCACCGCCATCGCGCTTTGCTCGGTTACCCGGGTGCCGGACATCGATGCCGTCCCGAATATCGCGTCGATAAATTCCTGGGATGGATTGGTCAGCGAATCCCGCGGCGCCCACCATCGCCAGTTCCGCGGATCGAGCCATCCGGGGACTTTCATTCCGCATCCTCCCGTGTATCGAGAATGAACGGAAACTCATCCTGGTCGAACCTATCGAGCAGATAATAGCCCTGATCCTTGAACTGCTCCCACTGGTTCGGAACCAGCGTCACGCACCCCTCGCTTGATGTCCCTTTCGAGCCACCGCGGTGGACGTTGATTCCGAAAACTCCGGTCTCAGTCTTCGCGACTGTGCCGTCTTCCTTCACCCTATCGACCGCAACCTTGTTACTGCCCTGGCCGAAGGCCCAATATTGCTGTTTGTGCTTCCATTCGATGTATCGCCAACAGCCGGCGCGCAGGCGGGCCATGAACTTTTGCGCGTTCGGATTCCAGCCTAATCGGCTCGGGTCAGTGTTCGCGTTGTAGGCTCCGAGCGCCGACGGCGCCACCCAGAACAGCGCGTCATCATACATCCCGTAATCGTTGCGGCCCGTCGTCCCCATCGAGTCGCGGTAGTAGGCCCGCACGCCGACGAGGATGACTTGATCGCTCTTCTTGAGCCGCGATTTATACGGCTCGATGATCTTTTCGATCTGTTCGAGCGTGGCTTGCGGCTTCGATGTGGGACTTTCGCCGGCCATTAATCCCCCGAGCGATGGGGGAACCGTTGCCTGAAGGCAATTTAAAGCGTCGCGGCGGCGTTCGTTAGGCGATCATCGGGAACATCCGGCACATCGGGAACATCGGGAACACGTTGACATCCGCCAAAACGGCGCGCACGGTCCGTTAGGATGCATCGCCCACTCGGCACACATACCGCGGCGAAATACCTCAACTTGAGCCGGATGACGGTCCGGCGCCTGTGCCACCGCGGCGTCATCCCCCATCAACAACTTTATCCGGGCGGGAAGATTGTCGTTTTTCTTTCCGTTCCGCCTCCGTCTTCCGGCCATGACACCGCGAGCAAAGCGCCATCAGATTCTCACGGGTGAAAGCGAGGTCCGGCCGCAGGACCAGCGGGATAACGTGATCGACTTCGTTCGCGAAGACGGGCCGCAGGTCGGCAGCGTGATGCCCGAAGGGATCGGCACAGAGCGGCTGGGCGGCCAGGATGGCGTGGCGGGTGACGCACCAGCGGTGACTGGAACGAAGATGACGGGCCATTCGCAGATCGTGATCGTAGCTGCGCCGCGTCCGTTCATACGCCTGCGCGGCATGATTCGGGAATCTCCCCTTCTGGCGCGGACGGTGCTTCGCGGGTCGCTGCGGCATATCGGGAAATTATTCTCTCACAAAGGCACAAAGGCATGGAGATGAATATTCAGCCAATTCAAATCCTCTGTGTCTCCGTGCCTCTGTGAGAGAATCCCGCTGAATGTTCTCCGTGGAACTCATGACGGCATGGCAAATATCGCCTCCATCGGGTCCTTTGGCACATCGCCCACGGGGCCGAATTTCGCGCGGGCGCTCGGAGTCAACCCCAGATCGGTATACAGGAACCGGAGGAACGTGCGCGCCTTCTCCGCCGTGGTCTGCGCGGGATTGCGCAGGAGCCGAACGCTCTTTCCGCTTTTGAATGTGACCAGGGCGCCGTGGCGCTTGATGTCACGCATCGCCGTCGCCAGATCATCGACCGTCTCCGCGCCGAGGTTGATGGCGCTCACGTCCGCCTGGTCGAGAATGCCGAAGCGGTCCAGCATCGTCACCGCCCACGTCCACCATTCCTGCCCGGCTTTCCTCAGATATTTCGGCGGCGTCCTGTCCACCAGCGGACCCGCCTTCGCGGCCTTCACCTTGTCCGGCAGTTTTTTCCACCCGCACGCGCTCTGGCTTTTGCGGCGCCGCCGCCCAAGGCTGTCAACGTCTTTCATGGCGCGCCAATGGTAGCACGAAAGTCAAGAACGCAGAAGCCTCAGGACGATGCGGCAACGTCATGGGCGCGCGAGGTCGTCGCCAAAAAGATCACCGCCGGGAAGCTCATGCGCGGCGCCTGCAAACGCCATCTGGCCGATCTGGCCGACAGGGATTCGCCGTTCACCTACGATCCCGCGCCCGGCAAAAAGTTCGCCGCCTTCGCCCGGTTGCTCCGCCATTACAAAGGCGAATGGGCCGGCAAGCCGTTCGAGCTTCTCCCGTGGCAGCAATTCATTGTCAGCGTCGTGCTCGGCTGGAAACGGAAAGCCGATGGCCTCCGCCGATTCCGCACCGCCTACGTCGAGTGCCCGAGAAAATCGGGAAAGTCCGCGTTCCTCTCCGCCTTCAGCCTCTACATGCTCGGGATCGATGGCGAACAGGGCGCTGAGTGCTACTGCCTGGCGACCAAAAAGGAACAGGCCCGGATCGTCTTCGGCGATGCCATTCACATGCTCCCGCCCTCGATGCGCGATACCTGGTTCCGCGAACGCTATGCGCAACTCCATTTCGAGAAGACAAACTCGAAGCTCGAGCCGCTCGCCTCCGACAGCAAAAAACTCGACGGCCTGAACCCTCATTTCGCCTGCGCCGACGAGCTCCACGAATGGCCGGAGCGCGCGCTTTGGGACGTGATCGAGGACGGCATGGGCGCCCGCCGACAGCCGCTCATTTTCGCCATCACCACCGCGGGATCGAACCGCTTCAGCTTTTGCTACACGCTGCGGAATTCCGCCGTCCGCCTGCTCGAAGATGCCGGCGCCGGGCGCTTCAAAATCGATTCGTTTTTTGCCTTCATCGCCTGCGCGGACGCGGGCGATCTGACCAAGTGGCGCAGCCCGAAAGTCTGGGCGAAAGCGAACCCGAGCCTCGGCAGCGCGAAGCGGCTCGATTACATGATCCAGCAAGTCGAGCGGATCGAGGCCGAGCCGTCAAAGCTCAATGCCTTCCTCAACAAACAGCTTTCGATCTGGACGGATGCGGCGGAGCGATGGATCGCGCCCGAGTGGTGGGATGGTGCCGCCGTCCCGGACCTGCGCGAGGCGCTCGCCGGCCGCCGATGCTGGGGCGGGCTGGACCTCGCCCGCGTCCACGATCTCTCGGCCCTGGTCCTGGCGTTCCCGCCTGATGCACTGATCGGCACGCCGGGTTTCCGCGTCGCCACGGCAGCCGATGCCTTTGCCGAGAAATGGAAAATCCTCGCGTGGCACTGGTGCCCGGAGGAGAACATCCAGACGCGCGTCCAGCGAGACCGCGTCCCCTACGATCAATGGCTCGCGGAGGATTGGATCGAATCCACACCCGGCAACACGACCGATTTTGCCTTCGTCGCCCGGCGGGTCACCGAAATCTGCGGCGCCTACCAGGTAGCCGATATCGGATTCGACCGCATGTTTGCCGGCCAGACCGTCCAGCAACTCCAGTCCGAGGGGATCGAAATGGTCGAATTCGGCCAGGGATTCTTGAGCATGGCCGGCCCCACCGCCGAGCTTGAGCGCCTGCTCCGCGGCGCCCACATCATCCACGACGGCAATCCCGTCCTCGCCTGGCAGGCCGGCAACGTCGTCACCGAGACCGACGCCGCCGGCAACCTCAAGCCGAGCAAACGCAAGAGCGTCGAACGCATAGACGGCATAGTCGCCGCCATCATGGCCATAGGCCGCGCCCAGGTCACCCTGACGGAACCGGCGCTGACTCCGATGATTGCGGTGATTTAATCACGCCCTGACCCTCCGTGCCGCCCAGAAGTCCGGACATTCGCGGAACTCGCAGACGACCGACGGCCTGCCGTCGGCGCCAGGCCGGAGCATGCGGGATGCGATCCGCGTTTCGAATTGCGAGATTTCCCGCAGCGTCTTGTTGTCGGTGATGATGGTCCAGCGGCCGACGCGGGCGGAGATGATTTCGAAAAGCGCCTTCTTCGTCTTCAGGTCGAATTTCGAAAGCTCATCCGAATCATACGGCTGCGTGATCTCATCCAGGATCAGCACCGGCTGAAACTTGAGCAGGCCCGTGATATCCCACTCCCCGCGGGCGAGCCAGTTGCAAACGGCCGACCATTCCCGGAAGATCGGCATCGGCTGGCGGATGCCGGCGACCGTGGCCTTTGCCAGCATCGTCTTCCCGGTGCCCGATTTGCCGATGAAGGAAACCCAGCGCCCGGACATCCCGGCATCGTATTCCGCACGCCACGCCTCTGCCGCAGCCAGCGCCGCGGCAGCCTCCGGGTGGACGGTCGGATCGAATCCCTCAATCGTATTCACCACGGGCGACGGCGGCGGCATTGCCTTCTCCTGAACGATTGAGATGAGTCTTGCGGCCAGTTCCCCGACCCGGCTGGGACTTTGCGGCGCTTCCATAGCCTTCTTTCTTTCGGTTCGTGTAGGTTTTTAGATCGGCCTGCCAGTTCGTCCCCACGGCAATCGTCCCACCGGCTGCCGTCGGACGAATCCAGTCCGTTGATTCGCGGTCATTCCACCACGCCTCGGCGTCCGCGACCGTCACTCCGACCTGTCCCGTGACGGATTTCGCTTGCGCGAGAGTCGGTCGCTTGATACGCTCACGCGCACGCGCGGGTTCATCGGTCGGTCGCGGGGGGAGAGAGCGTCCAGAGAGAGCGGGGGGGGAAGCTGCGTCATCTTGCGTGACGCTCGCGCTATCAGGTTGGTTATCAGATTCTAATGAACTGCGTGACGCTCGTTGCGTCACGCTTGCGTCACGCAACGCACCTTGCGTCACGCCTGCCTTATCAGATTGATTATCAGATTCTAATGAACTGCGTGACGCATCGAGCGTCACGCGAGCGTCACGCACTTCATGTGTACCCGTGACGCACCCAGCGTCACGCTTTTGCGCCTGCCGCCGTGCTCTGAGCGCGATATTCCGTTTGGCCGTAAGTGCTTTGCGCTTGGCCGTTGGACCGTTGTGCTGCTCGTAGGCAGGGAATGACAGATGCCAGTTGTCACCTGCCAGCCAGCCGACCTCGCGCATCGCTTTTGCGAATCCTGCGTGGCTTGTGAGTCCATCGAGCGACGAATCGGTAACGCTGGCAGCGTTACAATCGCCGCAATGCGTGTCGGCCCACGACCAAACGGCATGCAGACGGCCCACGACGCCAAAGACATCGAGGCCGGTGAGTTCGGAGATTTTTCGGACTTGGGGTTTATCGGGAAGGGTTGTTGTCATTTTGATCCATGGCGGCATTGGGTGAGATGGTTTGAGATTTCGCCGGGGGAAGATTCTGATGAAATTCGGTGATCGCCGCGGCCAGCCTTCGCAGGCGCTCGGCGAATTCGGCGGCCTCGCGCTTGCGTCGGCGCTCGGGGTTGCGTCTGGCAGCGAGCGCGAGGTTGCGGGCGTGGCGCTGGTCCTGGAAGGTTCGGATGCTCATGGCTTCGGCTCCTCCGCAGCGGGCGGGTCATTGAGCCAGCACTCCGGGTCGAGGCATGGAGGGCCAGCGTGATTGCCGTCGCACTTTGTCGCGGCGGGCGGCTGGGTGATGGCGGCGAGTGCCCGTTTCACTGGTGCCAGCGTGCAAACTTCGCCGTCGGCCAAATGGGCGTTTTCCCGCAGAACAGTTTCCAACGCCTCCCTCGCCGTGGCGAGTTTGGCGCGGAGGCGGTCGCGTTCGGTGCAGCGTTCTCTTGCAAATCCAGCCCAGCGTTCCGCCTTCCCTTGGAGTTCCCTGACAGCCGTTTCCAATCGCGACTTATCGACGATAAGTTCCGCGATGCGCTGCTCGGCGGTAGACGCCTTGTGTCTCCAGAAATCAGTTAGTTGTTCGTTGGTCATGACTCCCCCTCCTTCCCGCTGATGGCGGCGAGTGCCGTGCTGGCTCTGTGTCTCCCATCCTCATGCAGTTCACTGAGGATTCCCTCCAAGGCGATGAAGAATCCCTCCTTGTCGATTTCGTGGATGACGGCGGTCTTGTAGACGAAGCTCCAGATTGTGCTGATTTGTGCTTCAGTCAGTTTCATAGTTGTGGCGGCGTCT